ACACCAGCGGCGAGCTGGGTATTAGCTGATACACCACCAGTTCCGATATCACCCGCATCAATAGCACCGGCAGCAATGGCATGAGTCGTAACAACACCGACGGCAAATTTCGTATTAGCATCAATATCGCCAGCGCCAACAGACGCCGTAAAGCTATCAGAAATAGCTGCGGCATCAACAACCCCGGCAGCAAAATATGTATTGGCGTCGATTGCCCCGGCAGCTAGTGCCGCACTATCAACAGCGCCCGCTGAAATTTCAGTGTTTCCAACCGCACCTGTAATAATCTCACCACTACCTACTGAATCGGCTGCCAGCGCCGCACTATCAACAACCCCTGCGGCAAAATATGTATTGGCGTCGATTGCGCCGGCAGCTAGTGCCGCACTACCAACGGCCCCTGCGGAGATATCGGTATTCGCAATGGTCCCATCCTGAATCATTGCCGAAGTAATTGTATTTGCCTCGACATTGCTAAAATCAGCCCGCATATTAGCAAAGCCGCCAGCGGTAGCACCATCATGTACTACGACCGCACCTAAGTCAGTGTCAACAGTGATTTCACCGTTGGCTCCAGTAAATGTAGAGTGTTGTACTGTGGTTCCGCGTCGGAATTGTACTTGTGTACCCATTATATCCTCTGAGTTATTCTATAATATTTATACGATGTAAGTGTAGTCATAATATAATAATATAGGTCCAGTATCTGTTATCAATCCATAACCATGCGTAGCAGTAACAGAATCAGAAACCAAACCATATGTGATAGAATTAGCCGCTGCAATATCGGCAGAACGAACCCAAATTTGTCCATTTGCTAACGTGCCTGTATATGATTGGTTGATATCCATTACCGTATTACTAGCAACGCCATCAACTTCAAAAGCCTGATCGACAATAACATCTAGTGGATCAACAAGCATGATGAAATTGTTATTGGCTGGAAATATCTCTGTCTCAAAGAGTGTTCCAGTACCGATAATAGCTTCACCGTCACCAATGGCACCGACTGCTATTTCATCCCACATATCCAATGGATCAGCCGCGAGCGCCGCGATTTGATTATTGGAGCTCACATTGACCACACCAGTCATTTGACTCCAAGTATAGTCTTGCAAAGTGCCATACATTTGAGTTGGCAGAATTGAAAAGATGCCCTGAACCTCAGGAGTAAACGTGGTAAAATCTGACAATGCGGTGACACCGATCTCCGTTGTGTCTTCATGTGGCGTAATTGTAAACGTCATTGCCACAGCAGATTCTAGACTCTTTGTGTCCTCAAATTGAGTACCACCAAATAGCCCTGTACCTGCAGGATGAATCAACCGTCTAACAATATCGCGGTATTTGTTAATGAACTCCGAGGTCTTCAGTTGGTATGAAAACTCTTGGTAAAATACACCATCATGTAAGAACTTATTCCATGATACGAACCCATCGGTACCGATATATCTACCAGATTCTTCAGTGACACCACCAGAGGTAATAATCCTCGCGGTGAACCCATTACTATCCGTGAGCAATTCACCATTGACGAAAGTACCCAGAACCTTTGAAACATGCATTTCGTAAACGAAACGCCCAGATTCAAGCTTTTTCAAGATAGTCTCAATGACCGCTGTGGCCTCTGAGACTGCACCGGTGATTTCAAGCCCGTTCATGTCAAAAATATCGTCTTCACCTTCACATTTCAAGAGGGTATCTTGTGTCCATTTACCATCACTGGCTCTTAGAATGTCCGAACCAGGATAGTAGAATTCAATGTCACTATCATACAGGATACGAAAAAGCAATTGGAATGATTTCTCAGAGCCCTTAGCACGGTAGAAGGTCGGAATACTCTTGATCAGCTTTCGCTTATCAGCCAAAATATTCTCAGGGATACCTGATAGAACTTCATCCTGAAAGTAGGCGATATATGCATCTAGGGTCGCGTCCACGTCACGGTAGTCTAGTAGATTGGCCAGCACCTCTTGGTGCTTACCTGTCTGCTCCATCCACTCATAATATGCCTTGACAAAGGCAATCAAAGTTGGACCATCTTCCTGAACGAAATCAGGAAACTGGTGTTCAACTAGGTGTGAGAGTTTGGAATTAATGCTCATTAGGTAAGTTCTCTATCTTCAGTAGAACTCACGGAAGAATCGGCAAACAAGATGATCTGGTCACGAACAGGTGTAACGTCTTTATTGACAGGGGTGGCATCGATCTTTAGCACACCAGAATTATCAACGGCTGATGGGTTGAACGAGGTCAAGGTGATTGTCCCTGCATCATAATCAACCGTACCAATGTTCTGGGATAGAATAGTTGTCACGCCAGCGGATGTTCTTACAATGTCAAGTGAACCGTCAGTATTGTCTTGGAGAAAGGCAGTAAATCCTCCGAATGTAAATGTAGATGAAACGATATCTCCAACGCTACCAGTATTTAAGAGGCTATTAGCGTATTCTAATGTATACTTAGTGGCAGTTCCCGTTGTCGGTGTGATTCTCTTCTGTAATTTGAAAGTTGTCTGATTACCCAAAATCGACAAATCTATAGTGTCCATAGCGGTTGTGAATACTGAATAACGTAGCTTTTTACCGAAATTATTCAAATTTGTATTCTGGAAAGTTGTAATAGCACTGGTGACTTCCGATTCTATAGTACCGGCAGCCTTTGTAGTCTTGTCCGGATTGAATACTACTTCAACGGTTGGAACTACATATAAGTACTCGGCATCTACTACCACCGGGTCGATAGAGAGTACATTACGCTTCTTCAAAGAAGTAACCAATTCCGCCTTGCGGGTGGTGGAAATAACAGTTCCTACAGATGGTTTAACAGCCATATATACGCGCCCGTAGACAGCAGGAGCGTTGTCTTCACCGCCCCAAACTGAAACGGCTGAGAAGTCACTATTCTCGGCCAAAATGATTCGCTCGTAGTCAGTATTGGTAACCGCGCGATTCTGTCTCTCGAAATGTTTCGGTGCATTGAATTTGACAGACTCGATGGATTCTTTAGCAACCCCGCCGGCGCCCACGGTAGTGGTTGTTACCGTCACAGACGAATGCCCGTCGATTGATCCGACAACGGTGAACGTATTGGCTCCATTACCCTTCGTGGTATTGTTTACCAGATAGGTCAGTTTGACCAGGTTGCCATCAGACAATGACTTACCAAGAATACTGTCGCCGAACGTGACCTCATACTCACCATCTTTGTTCTCATGGAGAAAGAATACTTTGCTGGTACCTGTCAACTCATTAATATCATTGGCCAGGGTATATGAATTGATCGTGGTATCACTAGCAGATTCTTGGACCTGGACAGTTAGCCGTGAGGTATCTGAATTCTCATTGGGTAGTAAGTATTCTACCGGATTGGCCGACGATACCGTATAAGTATGGGTCAATGGGAAACCTTCGACAAGACTAACACCGGTCTGGATATAATCGCTAGAGGCATCAGGTTTGATTGAGAAGGCTGCCTCGGTAACAAATGTCAGTGTATCATCATCAACCGTAGTTGTGAATTGGCTGAACTTGGGTACTGAGATAGTCGTTGGTGAGCTAGATGGAACAATTTGGATTGTCGTTTCTGCCACGGCGCCCAAAGCAGATATAGGGGTATAGTCGAGCTCCTTGGCGCGTGAGACCACAGAATTACGGATCAATGCTGAGTCCAAAAACATTTCATTGGCGATCATGTTCATGTAGAATGAATTATAATGGGTATTGTATGCAAGGATATCCAACAAGATTGACAGACTTGAACCATCAAAATTGTAATCGGTAAACCGGGTTTGTGATTCCAAGTAGGTCTTTAAGGATGATCGGATATCATCGAAGTCTAGATCAGCCACCTGTAATGCTGCATTGGCTGTGGACATTATACTACTCCTAATCTCTTGCAATTATCAAAAAGAACAAAATTTGAGGGATCATTTGAACCACCTACATGCTTTGGTATTATATGATGTTTATGATACATTTCTTGCACTTTTAACGAGTCCTTTCGAGAAATACGGACAAGGTTATTGGGTTTACTTGGTTGATCACTCGAAAGACGATGGTCACCTCTAATCGATTTTGATCCTCAAAAGGTTCGGTAAATACGTTGATCAACTCAGCCCTTGGTTCATGGTTATGGATAACTTCTTCTATCGCCTTTGAAATACCTTGCGCCGTTATAGGGCTGAAATTTTCAAACAGGTAGTTCAGTACATCACTACCCAATTCAGGTTGAAAAGGTCTCTCATAAAATCTAGTAAACACCAAATTTTTGATTGCTCGTTTGACGGCCGCCTCATTCTCCAGCATTGCCAAATCACCAGAAATAGGATGATTTGAGAATGTGATATTGAAGTCTCTGAAAAGAACGTTACTGGGACCTGCCAACGGTTTTACTCTCTATTATTTCTGGTATTTATACTCACTTAGCCACCTGCAAAAACATTAGATGAACCTTGAGATACACTAGTACATCCGGTTATGAGGTCGCCTACTCTTCCAGCACCTTTACTATTTACAAATACAGTTGTCGAACCAGTAGTAATAGGCGCCGTATGCGGCATACATGGCGGAATATTAGGCGGCTTCAAATGACTCGTATTATGATCTCCTTCACGCGACCACTTTAAGCCATTCACATAAACGTCTGGGGACCCTTGATTTCTTTCCATTCCTGTGCAATGGGGAACATCAGCGTCGGTAACTCTAGTGGCAGCTGGCATTACTTTCTCTCCCTTCGCAACAATTCTCTGAGCCGTTGGGTCCATAAATCTGTATCTGCTTGACAACCATCTCGTTGATTTTCAGGCCATATAGGTTTGAATTTTACGATGTTATCAAATTCCTCTGGTATATCAGCCCAGCGGGTATATGAATATTCCTCTCCATCGATAAGCACCACGAAAAAATGATCCCAATGGTCTGCATCTGGATTATATACCATGATTAGCCACCAGCCTGGGTTCTAGGACTCGTTGGGCCCTGGCGGCTCGCCTCGTATATCGTTATCTGCATTTTTCGAATCCGAAGGGCTTCTTCGTGCTTACCTTCAGCTTTGAGTTTATCCCATACATCTGCCATGCTCTGGCGTCTCCATTTCGGTGGATATAGTTTGTCATTTACTTATATACTCCTGCGGGTGATTTCCAACCAGGCAGTTGATTGATTGCTATTGATTCGTCTAGTAATCTATTAGCTTTCGCTTGCTCACCCTCACCGAATTCATTTTCATTAGCTTTGGCTTTATCTATAAGCTTTGTGGCCGCCGCTTGTTTACGGTTAGATTCTTCGCTTCTATGCTTACCCCATGCTCTATGATACATCAATATAGCATCATATCCTTCAGGTAACCATCGTTCTTTGCCTATTCTTGAGTCAACTCGCCATTCCCATAGAACCTCTTTCTTAAATAAATCATCATAAACACCTTCAACGTCTCCCACTTTAGGAGTATAAATCTTTGCCACTTTCTTCGGTTTAGCAACAACAGCAGGTGCGGGTGCCGGGTCTGGGCTTCTTGTCTCGGTAGTAGTCGGTGCAACCGTCGGAGTGGATGAAGATGTTTGCCCGTCACTAACTGTCACTGTTGTGCCACTAGGTGAGATAGTTTGTACTTTTGGATCATCATAAGCGTCGGCTACATCATCATCCACTGGTGTGAGTTGATCAAAGAAACCAGGCTTGAAAAACTGGCTCAAGAGTTTCTTACCAGGAGGATCAGGTTCGGTCTCTGGGTCAGTCTTAGGTAAGACAATGACAGGACCCTTGACATCGGTTGTTCCATCTGAGGCAATCTCGACGTTTGGGACAAGCTTACAGACATCAAAATCGGCTAAGGTTGTACCTTCAGGTAAACCTGCTTGAACTTCTGCGATCTTAGATTCAATCGTGGCTGAATCAATCGATGGTATATCAGGCAAATTACTCAAAAGGTCTCCGCCACCGGGTACCGAAGCTAGAGCCTGCCCCATGAGGTCATTCAGATCAACACCCGGCACGTCAGCAAATACATCCGAAATGGAAGTGAGGGAGCTTGCAAGACCTGCAGGATTAGAGGAAATAGCACTAACCAAATCGGTGAAGCTATCCGTAAGACTCGTTGGTATCTCAGGGATGCTGCCTATATCTGGTATCAACTCCTTGACCTTATCAGTAATGGCTCCAAGATTCGTACCCAAAGTCGATTGCATAGAACCCAGGTTCGCATCAAGGCTGCCCATTTGAGCCTTAATAGCCTCTTTGGCATCTTCCAATGAATCGGTGAGTAGTGATTTTTCTACAGGGCAAGCCATTAGTTCAAGTCAATCCTATGACCTACGCCAGATGACACAGCAACATTCGCTGCCGATATGATGGTGGTATTGAGGGTAGATTTAGTTCTGAAATTACCAGACGTAGCCAATTCTAATCCATTATCACCACCATGAATAGTCAGTTTACTTTTGCCGCTATATGAAGCGGTATTTGCTACCACTATCAATTGATCTTTATCAACATAAAGAACATCATCCAATGTAACCTGTGCTAGATGATCCAGTGCAATAGTTTCAATGAACTTACCCTTGGTCGTTTCTGTCTTGTCTTTGCCAATCAAGGCTGATTGATTACCCTTGACATTTAGTGATTGATCACTGATAACGTCTTTCAGGTCATTGCCGCCGATCTTCGTTTCCATACTACCGCGAATATTCAGCATATAATCACCATCGATTTCTTGTGTTACATTGCCTTGGTAATAGAACTTAGTGTCGCCTCTGACAGTAACCTCATGATCTCCAGCAATATACACATGGCTACTATTGGCGATAATGGTGTAATTCTGCCCGGTGATCTTAGTAATACGATCCCCGTTATTCTGGATTTCTCTGAATGTACCACTTGGGTGATATTCATGTATACGAACACTACCAGGAGTATTATCGCGCTCCTCAATGATACCCTGTTCACCTTCGACAACATGGTTAAACGGATAAGTTGAAGCCTTGGTACCGTCGGGATAAATGGGAACTTCAATACCATCCGGATCTTCATATTCAGAACCACCATATCGTGGATGAGGTTCTTTCCATGTATCTCGCACACCACCCTTTGGAACGCTTGAGGATGACACGTTAGCAGCAACCGCAGTTGGTATAGCCCCTAGCTGTCTCTTACCTTCGCGCTTTCCTCGTAAGCTTCCAGTGCGCTCCGCCATACGATTCCTGGCCAGACGATTCGTGTCTGGCTCCATCAACATTTCTGGTCGAGGGTAAATTCCGTTGGGTGCATTAAACCCCTTATTCGCTTCCGCTGGGTCCTCTGGGATACCGCCGATGGTACCCATGATTACGGGATCTTGAGCCGCTTCGCCATCACGAAAGAACCCGATAACCCAAGTGCCCTCGACAGGACCCAGAGGGGTCTGCCCGACACCTGAAATCGCGGCGCTAGTAATTGGCTGCATTGGGTACGCCCACGGGAGACTATTGGTCGGAACGTCGGTTAGGTTGTCAGTATGAAACCCGACGCAACGTACCTTGCATCGCCCTAGCTGTAGAGGGTCATTACGATTCTCTACCACACCTGTAAACCAGACAAAATTCATGCCCATATGTGATGATCTATTACCTGTTGGCATTATCCACTCACCTTATTATTCACGGGAACCACGTTGAAACTCTCTTTTGCTATCTGTAATGCAGCCACATATCCTGCCTCAGAAAATTTATGCCGAACAGACATGACGATATAATTACCAGTCAAATATATATCTTCTTTGGGACCATCATGGGCATCATCAGTTGATATGGCTGATGGAATTCTAAATTCAATTATGTCACCAGGAACTCTATTGGTATCACCAGGTATTATAATATCCAAGACAATATTGGATAGTTGTGCGGTCAGAGCATTTCGAAGAAGCAAATATTCTTCATGGCGCCTGGTTGCAATGTTTGGTTCGCGCATGGTAATATGTTGTAACGTTCCATGATCCACTTCGCCCGCCATTGTAATTCCGAAAGAACTATTGGCAGTTAGATATGGTGATTCTGCACTTGTAAACCGTTTACCTTTGAGTTTACTCCCATCAGCCTCATTATCGATATGTTGAAGCTTATCAAAATCACCATTATAGGTATACGATCTAGTAATCAGTTTTTTCCGTACTATATCATGGATCGTTATATCACTGGCATACATTCCATCGGTAAAATTATTCAAGATATCAAATTTGTTTACAACCTTGAACGACAGCACGGTAAATGCGTTTTTGAGAACATTTGGATCTTGAGGCTTGGAACTTAAACCTTGGGTATGTAATTGCGCCCGATAAAAATACGTTTCTTTAGGTTCTTTTCTCAGAAAGTTCTCAATGGTTTGAAAATGAAACCCATTATGGTCCTCAAAGAACATGTAGTTGGAGGCTTTGTTCTTTCCTGATTGGGCACGGGATGCTATAAATTCCATAGCTTCAAATGGTGAAAGCCCATTGATTATCAATTTCTGTAGGTTTTGAGTTGGTTCGATTGTGAATGTCTTTGGAGATTTCAGATAATTTCTAAAGAGGTTATCGGCCATGAAGGAAACAAGTTTGGTATCATATGCTCTATTTACTGTGGTAGTCAAATCTGTGAAATATTCCGGTGATACAAATGATAGCATATAGGAACTGGTTCGTTGAGTCTCATCCCGCTCTATATTAGATACCTCATAAACCTTAAATGACAAGTTGATTACATCATCCTCCTGGTCATTTAATGCCACTTCAATATCCAAAGTCTCTTCGCCGATGATGGGTAGCAATTGTATGTAATCCAAACTTTCCGTAAGAACTAAATCACCCTTCATGGTATTATCCAACATATCCTCATATAGATTGATTTCACCGTAGATTCTACGCAAATCTACCTGTTCGCTGCCATCAAAATTGGTCAACGTCAATTTTCGTAATTTGAAGTCATGGGTAAATCTGTACCCAGTTGCGCCGGGTGTGGCAATATCAGTCAAAAATCGTTCTCACTTCACGTTGGATGTCGTTGATATATTGTGGGTCAAGGACACGAATCTTGCGCCGTTCATCATTTAGGTCTTCTTCGTAAGTATAGTTGGTAACCGTCCGTCTACTGGCAGCTGCCAATGTATCATAGGTGGTAGAGTCAACTATAACCTTTTGTTCTTTTGTCCACTCACCACGGGTATTATAGGCGGCTGCTCGCAAAATCTGTTCGTAATGGTGAATACCAGATTGAGAGGTCGCGATTGATCCATATTTACCGATAATGAATAGTTGAAACTCACGATACCCAAGAGGCCAATCAAAGAACGGATCAAGAACTTCATTTACCATCAAGACTATCCAACCGAGACCTACATCATTATACATCTTGTAAGCAATATGCTCTGGTTTCTCACCATCTTTTACTTCGTAATTATAATAGATGGCAGTTCTATCATTGAGCAATGCATGGATATGAAACCGTTTTGTTACGTCAACCACATTTGCGGTGATGCCATCTTTGCCAAGATCATAGTCTACTTTTGGGATATGTCGGAAATACTTAGACATTATAATTTTTCCTCCAAGATGCGATCTTGAGTAAGAATTTCGGTCTCACTAAATGACATTTCAAAGGTCACATTTACAGGTGCATTGCTATCTCTGAAAAATACAGGAAACCCTTGCCCATTATAACTTACGTTGAAGCTATTGAGAACACATGTATTGAATCCATATAAATTGTCTCTAACGGATTCCGAAAAATAGATAGACCACATGAAGGGGTAATTTAGAATATCCTCAGAATTGTTCCAATAATATGGGTGCATAGCAACCTTAATTTTGGTAATAATTTTCTGCAATTGCTGTGAATCGTATTCAGAGCGAGCCACAAAATTATATTGGAACGAATGCTGGCGCAGATTCACACCCTTAAACATCATGGCAATATGGGGGTTCAGAGCTAATCCAAGACCTACTGAGGCGGATGAAAGTGTTCCGATGCCGACCTTGAGGGCGAGTTTTCCGGCTGAGCCGGCAAAGATTTCGCCAGAAAGCTGGGTCATTGATTTTCCTGAAAATCCACCTTTAACTCTATCGGCTATGCTTTTGACCATATCGGTGACACTACCGGCTCCGCTAATATCATCGATCACGCCTTGGGCGTTATCAGCGATTCGTTTTCCGAAAAACCCTAATTCATCCGAGGTCCAATCAACACCGTATGACGTTGATAGATTGCTAGGCAATGGGAGAATTACCCGGGCTAATGATTTGACTTTAGGATGGGCTTTTCGATGGTCTCTAGAATAACGGAAAGGGCTGAAGGTTATGAAATGGTTCATCTCGGTGGAATTTGATTCAGTTGGAAACTGCAAATTTTCACTGCCCAATGGATCACTCTCTAGAGGAGCTAAAGGACCAGCCAGCTTGGCCGCATCGGCTTTCGCTTGTGCCTGTCGCAGTCCTCGGTCAACAAGTGATCTGTTTAATGTTTGTGATGTACCAGCGCCAGATTCAATATTTTGAAATGGTCCGTTCATATCTTCCTCTTTAATAAGTAGTCGCTGGTATTTATACATATTCCCATGGCATATTGTGGCAAGTTTACACCGTTCGACCGGAAATAATGGCTTCAAGGCACAACCTAGAAATGCTTCCTGTATTAGTAAATCATAAAAAGCGGGCGTCTAGTTCGATCACAAAGGAAGAATTAATTGAGTTATTCGAATGCCCATAGAGGGCGCTTTATCCCTACAAATCCACAAAAATATGCTGGTAACCCGAAGAACATCATTTTCCGAAGTTCTTGGGAAAAAAAATGTATGAAGCGATTCGACACTGATCCCAACATTATTACTTGGGCCTCGGAAGAATTATCAATCCCATATATTGATCCTATAGGGCGGAAGCGAAGAAGGTATTTTCCCGACTTCATTATCAAGTATAATGATGCTGATGGCAAATTGAGGATAGCCATGATTGAAGTTAAGCCCCTGAGACAGACAAAAGAGCCTAAGAAACGCCCAAGTGGAAGACGAACGAGAAAGTACCTCAAGGAAGTCGTTACTTATCGTATAAATACCAGGAAATGGGAAGCGGCAAAGGCATACTGTGAAAATCACGGATGGGACTGGATAATCGCCACAGAGGTTGAATTAGGCATCAAGTGACTGCATACATTTTCGACAAGATACTAGCCGATGGAATTCGCAAAGGGCAGATACCTGCACGGACCGATGGAGCTCGCAAATGGTTCAGATACAAAGCTAGTCAGGCTAGGATTTCAGACACTAAGCTAATGACTGGTGACCGAGACCGGCTTCGGACGGCCTTTAGCATCGGCCGAATGTATGCCTTTTTCTATGATCCAAAGCACAAGCAAACTCTGCCATTCTATGATAGGTTTCCTTTGATCTTCCCAGTTGAGCGTGCCCCTGGTGGTTTCTTTGGGATCAATATGCATTATTTGCATCCGCGGATGAGAGCTACCCTAATGGATGCCCTGTATACGGTAACGAGTAACAAGAAATATGATGAAACCACGAGACTTCGAATTAGTATGGCATTATTACAGAACGCCTCAAAATATCGCTTTTTCAAACCGACCTTGAAACACTATCTTACCAGGCATGTAAGATCCCGTTTCTTGATTGTTGAATCATCAGAGTGGGACATTGCCTTGTTTCTCCCAACTGAGCGTTTTGAGAAAGCATCCAAGAGCAAAGTATGGAAAGACAGTAGGGATCAAATTTAATGGCATTCAGCATAGACGAATTCAGCGCCGAATTAAATCGTTCAGCCGTGGCACCACAATCTCATTTTGTGACGACCATTACGGCACCGCCAAAGATAACGGATGCTCAATGGGGACTAGGAAAATCAATCAACTCCAAAGCCTTGGCTGAGGGAATATCGTTTCGGTGTGAACAGGCTGAAATTCCAGGGCGGCAAGTGGCGACCACAGATACACGGATATATGGTCCAATTCGCAAAATAGCTTATACCCAGATATTCACTGAGGTTAATATGACATTTATTTGTAGCCATGACCTTCGTGAAAAGGTATTTTTTGATAAATGGCAAGAGGTCATTGTTGGTATGGGCAATGAGGATAGCGATAGATATGATGTGGCTTATTACAATGATTATATTAGCCAGATCCTGGTGCAACAATATGACGTATCCAATAAGGTAACCTATACCGTCGAATATATAGAGGCCTTTCCTGTAACGGTAGCGCCTTTGGCTTTGTCCTGGGGAAGTTCCGAGATTCATAAAGTTCAAGTGACTTTTGCATACCATCACTGGAAACGAAAACGGGGTGAAGATTTCACCCAGTTAACACCAAGAGCCGCGCATGGCTGGCAATCGCTCGACGAGGTGGGCGGCATCCCAGCGGCAAACGTACCTGATGGAATTACAAAGTCCTTGGGCGCGGCAGCCGGTGCCAGGCTGGGCGCGGCAGCCGGTGCCAGGCTGGGCGCGGCAGCCGGTGCCATCGGCGCCTCGGCTGGAACACCCGGACCAACATTGGGTATTTCACCCTCCGCCGCCCTTAGCACTGCAAGCCTTGTGGCATCATCATTACCCGCCCTGGCAAACGTACCTGATGGAATTACAAAGTCCTTGGGCATCGCCGCCGGATTTTTTAACATATAAAGGTAACAATTATTATGACTTTACCAGTACTACCTACCCCAACATATGATTTGACTCTAACTTCAATTGGGCAAGAAATTAAATATCGCCCTTTCCTAGTGAAGGAAGAAAAACTACTATTAATCGCCCAGGAGAGCGGTGAGCAAAAAGATATATTCACCGCCATGAAGACCATTCTGAAGGCTTGCATATTGACCGAGGACGTGGATATTGACAAATTACCACAATTTGACATTGAGTATTTATTCCTCAATATTCGGGCAAAATCGGTCGGAGAAATTATTGAATTGCGGATATCACACACGAACGAAACGAATTCTAAAGGAGATAAATGCGCCCATGTGGAAGAGGTTAATGTCAATATTGATGATATTAAAATCATTGGTAATGATAAAATGGATCCTAGAATTAAGATCACTGACACCATTGGTGTTGTATTGACATACCCGACGCTGGAAATTCTAAATTCCATGAAGGAGCAAAAAAGCCAAGTATCCACGATTTTTGAATTGGTGCTGAAATGCATCGATCAAATCTGGGATGCTGAAAATGTTTTTGAAGCGAAAGATCATTCCGAAGAGGAGCTATTAGCCTTTCTGGAAAGCCTCACTAAAGACCAATTTTTCAAGATTTCTGAATTCTTTGAAAATATGCCAAAATTGAAACATAAAGTTACATATACCTGTTCGGATTGTGGAACTGAAGAAACATTGGAGGTTGAAGGTTTGCAGAATTTTTTCGACTAGCCCTATCACATGATTCCTTGGCTAATCATTATTATGTGAATTTTGGGCTAATGCAACATCATAAATATTCATTAACAGAACTGGATAATATGATACCTTTTGAGCGTAAATTATATCTGCAAATGTTAATTTCTTACCTAGAGGAAGAGAAAGAAAAAAATAAACAAAAATGACCGACGAACCAACTCTAACTGAGAATGGTGATGGTAAAGTGAGATGGCAGAATAGAAGACGCATGGCATGGTTGGCGTTGAGTTCGATCATCGTGGTCACCGGACTTGCGTTTTTCGTGCTTCCAATTGATCGGCTAGATAAATTGGCTGACGTTATAACATGGTTCTACCTTTCAATGGCCAGCATAGTCGGTGCGTATATGGGCCTTTCAACATGGGCGGCAAAGAAATAAATGGCAGAATTACAACCACCACTACCAAATGTAAATCCTGGTAAGGGATCTCTTTCTGGTTCTCTTGAAAACGAGCAACCTCAAACAGGAACACCATCATTGTTCGGAGATGATTCTAAGTCTCAATTGAGTAAGATTATCTCTTTATTGGATGATATGAATCATTTCTTTACCACTGAATTCTTCAATCTATTCGAAAATACGAACCAACTTTTGAAAGATCAAAATAAAATCTTGAAAAGTATGGTACCTAATCGTGCGGCTAAATTGCGAGATACTGAGTCCACGCTTGAGGCTGGCACCGGCGGTGCTGTTGCCGGCGGCCGTAGTGGTGCATCGGGCGGCGGGGGTAAAGGTAAATCAGGTGGATTATTAGGTGGACTTGGGGATCTGTTGAAAGGCGGTATGGCAGCGGTTGCTTCCGTTGGTATAACAGCCTTGGCGGGCTCGCTTACTCTTCTTACTGGTGCAGTTAGTTTTATGCGTCTGGGACCCTTTATCAAAGGCGCCTTAGCTTTGGCCGGCTTTCTCGCGATTGTGGGTGGTACCGCTGCTGGTGTAACATGGCTTGTTGGCAAAGCGGCAGAAACAGTTGGAAGTGGTTTCACCGCGATTGGTAAAGGCTTAAAAGATTTAGAAGCCGGCCTTTCAGTACTGAAAAGTGCAGATACCACGGGATTAGTACAAATTGGTAGTGATGTTGCTAGCTTTATGGGGAAATTTGCAGATTTTAAAACAGCTAAAGGGGCAATAGTAGGCCATATGATCCCAAACATGAAAACGTTTGGTGAAGGAATTACAGCACTAAGTGATACGAAAGTTAATGAAAAAAATATGACTACTATTGCTAAGGCAGTAAATTCATTCTTGACAAAACTGAGCGGTGATAACTTTTGGGATGCTGGTAAGGGGCTAGTCATCGCTCGATTAATACCCGGACTTACAAGCCTTGCGAAAAGTGTTACTACAATAAGTGATACGAAAGTTAATGAAAAAAATATGACTACTGTTGCTGAGGCAGTAAATTCATTCTTGACAAGACTGAGCGGTGATAACTTTTGGGAGGCTGGCAAGGGAGCTATCATCGCTCGATTAATACCAGGACTTACCGACCTTGAAAAAAGTGTTACTGCAATGAGTAATATAACAGTTAATAAAGAAAATATGACTACTGTTGCTGATAGCATCCATGCATTCCTTGCAAGATTGTCGGATGTTGGTATATGGACTACCATTAAATCAGCAATTACTGATTTTGTAATGCCAAGTTTGTCTGGCACTGCAAATGCTGTCACAGCATTAAGTACTGCAACAGTCGATAAGAAAAAAATGCTTGATATAGCAGATGGGCTAACTGCATTAAATTCTCCACTATCTAAATTTTCAGGGGTTGGTTTTAAAGGCAATTTTGTCGGATCTGAGTCGATAACAGACATATCAAAGGGTATTACTGCACTCAATAAAACTGAAGTAGATAAACAAAAAATGCTTGATATGGCAGGAGGGCTAACTGCATTAAATCCTCCACTAGCTAAAATTACAAAGACTGGTTTTATAGGCAATTTTGTCGGATCTGAGTCTCTGGCAGACGTATCAAAGGGTATTACTGCACTCAATAAAACTGAAGTAACTAATTTGGCAAAGGTTTCAGAAGGAATAAAGCATCTAGATGGACCATTCTGGGAGATTGTAAAAACTGGTCTTGCTGGTAATTTTGTTGGAGACAAAGCATTAACCGACATAGCTCATGGAATTACCACATTTAACAATGTTCCAACGAAAAATATTGGTGCAGTGTCGGCTGCAATAAAAACTCTTAATAAAGAAGTTTGGCCTCTAGTTAAAACAGGATTGTTTGCTAATTTTGTTGGTAAACAAGCATTAACTGATTTAGCTGACGCTGTTGCTCATTCAAATGAGAAATTGGGAGATCCATCACAATTAGAAGCTGCTCAAAATGCAGCCAAAGTATTTGGTGCATTAAAGGGAGTGTTTTCAGACTTTGCTGAAGAAGGATTTATGGCTCAACTTACAAACCTAGGAACAACAGTTATTGGATGGTTTACAAGTGATGATACCGATCCTTTAAAGGTTATGAAAAAATATGAACAATTAAATGGTGAAAAAATTGATCAGAATATAAAATCTGTCAAAAATGCGTATACTCAAATACAAACTCTAGGAGGATTAAAGTTTGATAAGATAGATAACAAGGCTTGGCATTCTTGGGCAAGGCGTCTTGAAGAGTTTGGCGATACTTTAGACGATGGTGAGTCTGTGGCGATCCAACAGGTTGGCGAGGGGCTTAAAAATATTCAACAGGTTGTTATTGATCAAGGAATTAGACCGGCTCAATTCCCTGCTCCTGTTGCAGCGGCGGCACAGGGGCAGGGCGGAGATACCAACCTGACCAATAATACCTCATCGAACTCAGCATACACGAATAAGACCGAAGTCAATGCTCCGATCCAAACAAAACCAGGTTCATTACGCGAAGGCATGCGTCGCCATGGACATAATTGGATGAGGTAAAGTAATTCGTATTAAAAAAGGGGCACCCGCGAAGGTGCCCCAGTTATATAACAGGTAGTAGAGAGGAGAACCTACCTGTTATCCGTTAGCTAGATTTTCAAAATAGGTCAAGTCATCGTCGGCCTTTGCCGCTGACTCATCACCCTTAGGCTCATCCCACGGCAAATCATCTTCCGCAGTAGCAGGCGCTTCAGGCGCTGGTGCCGTGACGGCAGCCGCACCGGCACTTGGGGCACCACCACCCAGGACTCGCATCAAGCGAGTCTTTTGTTCGTCATAGGGTTTGAACTTGCCGGGATCAACAAACTCCAACAATGGGCGCACAATGTCGTAAAGAGCCTCCATGTCTTTGTCCTTCTCCAGCAATTGAGCAGGGTCCTTGAAAGAGGATGTATCGTAATTCCGATATCCCTCAACCTTTCGAATCTTCAACTGAAATGTGGCACCATCCCAAAAATCGTATGGGTTAATAGACACCATTCCGTCAACAGATGGATTCATCAGGTCGTTGATCTTGTCATAGATTTTCTTACCGTAACGGTACAAGAATACCTTACCAACATTGTCAGGTACAGAAGGGTCTTCCACAACATAAATGTTGGATACATACGTCAGCTTGCGTTTCCGCTCACGGACAATGGTCTTGTTTGCTTCAATACCTGAGTTCCAAAGTAGGCTGTTCTCCTCACAAACTGGGCATTCTTTCCCAATCGTGGTGAGACATTCATCGATGAACCATCCACCAGGACCCTGAAAGGCGTGCTTGAAGGTACGCACCCAAGGTATGTCTTCACCAGCAGGCTGTGGCAGAAAGCGAAGGACGGCATAACCGTTGCCCGCCTTGTCTACCGTGGGTTCCCAGAACCGTTCATCTTTTTTGAAACTGGAGGAGTTTTGTTTGTCTGCCTCTTCGCGGTATTTGTTGAGAGTGTCAGACCGAGTTTTCTTCATATCTTTGAAAGACATTTCGTATTCCTTTATGTTATTGTGTTTGCTATATTTGTTTTGTTCACATATTCATGATGTAATGGTATATATAACGACTCAAACAACGTCATTATAGGTACCATTATACATCAATTTTCCGTTTTTGTCAACCCCCTACTTGTTTCTTTAACCACTTTCGGCAAGGAACTGTTGACCCTCTTTCATGGAATTCTGATTGGAATTCTCTACCCGTTGGCGCTCAAGGGCATCAATCTGACGGTGCAATTCAACGATCTTCTGGCGCAATTGTCGGTCAATATATTCTTGGTGTTCGTTCATTCAACATCTCCTGTCAATGCTAAGACCTCGTCCAACAGGTCTTCCTTTTCTAATTCTAAGGCCTTAATGCGGCGCCTAAGAATATCATTTTCTGCTTTTTCATCAGCGAGTTCGGCGGTTGCTATATACGCCAAATGACGCTGTTCATCAGCTTCATGCATTGCAACGTATGGGTTCGGTTCTAGGTCGGACATGATTATCTCCTACAAAAATTTGTTTCATTGTCTCCCTGAATGTAGGAATATGTGCAATCAGGAAGGGTGTATAATTGGTTATCAATCTACTGGTTTCTCCCCATATAACATCATCCTCGATTTGTTTATCCCAACGTGGTATGAAATTTAGGACATAATCTATGATCATAAGTGTTTCGATTGCAATCTTGTTCTGGTAATACAACCTTAGCAGAACTGGGTGTTGCCCACCATGAACCACAAATATGTTGTCAAAGTCATATTCCTCCGACGCCATATAATCAAGTATCTTACCGAAATCTTCCTTAGTGAGATACAATAACGATTGCTGGCGTTTCTTCCATGCCTTATATATGTTTTCAGCATCGGCACTAGCCAGGGCTCGCGGCCATACCTTTTGGTTCTGAAGGTAATTGGCTAACATGAAATCGCGAGTTTCCCCTTTCCATTTGCGGGCAATGCCGACAAAGGTATAGAAGTCTTTTCGGCGCTCAAACGAATCTTCAGACGCCGCTACTTTTCCATTGTAAGTATGATAGTGGTACTT